GCAAACGGGGACCCGGGGCCCGTAAGGGACCCGATTTCTAAATCTCTGCGCGTGTTTTCTTAGCATGTTTCCATGCTTTGAGAACAAGACTCGCATTTGATCTTAGTATCAGAACCGACCTTCGTTGCTTCAATGCAAGATTCACATCTGGCACTGTATGCAACATAGGCATGCTAGCGACCCAGTCAAGGTCGAAAGCTTGGTGTTCACGCCTTAGTTGGAACATGTCACGTAACCTAGAGTTCGTAAGAGCTTTAAGTACATGCCATGATCCAATAATAGGCACGACACTCGGTGGTAGGGGTGGTCCGTCTGTACCAGAATCCAGAGTTAATTCTAGACAAATATGTGAAAGGGCTTTCGCCCATTCAACATTTTTCTCTACAACAAACTCTAGTTCCGTCTCTAGTTTCTCTTCTAGGATTTCTAAGAGAGATGATCGTAATATTTCACCTCCTTTAGGAAAACAAGAGAGAGCAGACAACGCACTAGCTCTTTCGAGCCCTGTGCTTAATGTAAGCGTTTCTTTAATAGGAAACAGCCAGAGTACATTCAATTGTTCTTTAGTAAAACTATGTTTTATTTTAAGAACGTTTGAAAGGGACATAAACAGACCGGGTGGATTCCCATGAGGTATATGCCAGCCATGTCGTACCATAGTACGCCAGAATTCAATTAGCTCTGGAATTGATTTCAATTCTAGTAAGCCATTGCAAGAAAATCCTGTAACTTCTATTCCGTCACGGAAGTGACGAGAAGCGAATTCACAGAAATTTTCTGAAACAATCGTCTTAGTAGGAGAGAATTCCACTCCTAAAGAGTTCATTATTTCCTGGTAGTACTTTGCGACTTCATGATTTCTTATCACTATGTCATCACCGAGAATCCAGTATGATTTAAACCTTGCCTTACCAGCAAGGGTTGAAGCATAATGGACTATCAAATGGTGACATAATGTAAAGATAGCCCAAGAGCTGTATGCCCCCATAGGTTGGCCGGTCTTGTAAAAGACTTGACAACCTTTGAGGTCGTACGGGTAATGGGTTAGCATATCGACCCATGCTTCTGCATGAGCCGAAGTTGTCATAAATTCGACTACCTGTTTCTGTAAAGAAATAGGGAATCGGTCTGTGGCATCCTTCAGATCAAAACAGTAGTATGGGCCACTCATCTTTCCTTGAGAAAACGATTCTTGATTAAAAGTCATATCAGACTGAAAGTTACTAAGAAGCGGTAAAACCGCATCATGGAAACATTTCAGGACTGTTTGTGACCAATAATCAAGGATCGCTACTAATCTCGTTTTACCTTCCTTATCGCTGATTGGGAGTAGCCTTCTCAGGCTACCTCCAACTGGCGGTTTAGGCAGATCTAACTTGATTAGGACGCTGATAT